CGCAGTAAAGTTAATGGGTTTCCAACCACCTATTTTCTCAGGATAACCTTGTCTAAATCTTATTTTATCACAAGAATACCAACTTCCTTCAGAAGAATAATTACTTCTATCTCTGTTGATTCCTGGTTGGAATACAAGTTTCTTTAGTGCCATATCTATCTCACTAATTCAAAATGAGGTCCATCTTTAAATGTTTTCCAAGACCCACCCCAAACATACGGAATATTCAAACGCACCGATGCTTCAGTAAAAGCAATATTAATAACTTCATAATCTAAAAAGTCCCAAGACACTGCTCCGTCTTTCCAAGCGTATACATCTATAGCTAAACCTTTTAAATGCTTAGAGTTCATAGTCTGGCTTTTACCTTGTTCAAATAATAACTTTTGTCTTTCTTTGGTACGTAATCCTTCGCTAATACCAAAGTCAATAGTGCTGATTTGAATAGCTTGCTTGACTAACTCTTGCATGTCAGGATGTACTCCTTCTAATTTACCTAATGATTTCTGTGATAGTTTAAACATTACTTTGTAAACTTCCCTATTGATTTAAGTCCGAAGGACGCTCCGATTGACGCAAGGATTGACCATTGTAGCCATTCTGGGAATGTAGACAAAAACTGGATACCTTGTGCTACGTAAGGTTGTAATGATGGTATAAAACTCACAATGATAAGTACGATGAAACAGAGGGTCCAGGCTTCGTCTTTCCAGCTATCTTTAGTGGCATCAGCCATAGTGTTTTCCCACTCAACTTTGCCCTCTGCTATTTTCTTTTTAACAGCAGTTTTAGCTTCTATCTCTGCGATTTTTAAGTCAGACTTAGCCTTCGCCTTTTTCGCTGAGTGTTCAAAGTAGCCTCCAACCGCCTTTGACAACCCATTGACTAGTAATCCAATCATAACACACTCCGATATTAATAATATCTTATTTTATATCAACAGCGTAATAAATGCACCTTTTATGATGAAGTGTTATTTACAACTCTACCTTCAGCTTCAATAGGCTCATGAATATCTCTAGCTTCTTCTAAAATTTCAACATATTTTAGTAAGTTTTTTGATTCACGACCATCGCTTGTTTGTAGGTACTTTTTTACTTTACTAATTATTCTTTCGTTAGTCATTTTTATAAGTTTAAGTTTTCGTTTAAGTGAATTTTTATAATATCTAAAACAGCTAAGAATGTCTAGAATTATTTAGGGTTAGGCTGATTAATAGCTTCCCAGTTGTAAAAATGTGTTATACCAAAACGCCCATATCCAAATTCAATATCTTTTTTTGATTTTAAAGGTGTAACTTCATGCTCTAAATAGCTTGGAAAAAATAACATACGATTTGGTACACATTCAACTGTTGCATCTATTGGCACAATTCTAGTATTACCACCAAAAAATTGTTTAGGCTCTCTATATAACCAAATTAGACAAGTAAATTGTACGCTGTCATGATGCGGTTTATAGTATTTATCTCTATCATAATAACCTATAAAAGTAGAATCAGTATTAGTATTAATAAAATTATTATGATGAAGAGGCATCGTTTCTAACACAATATCATGAAAAGCTTTACTTCTTTGTTTATACATATTTCGTAGTATAGGAGATATTTTACTACCAGTAGGTGTATAATAATCCCACATATGAAAACGATAAGCATTTGATTTTGCTTCCCCATTATTACTTCTTGCTACTGCTGAATTTTTACCACCTGCTGTTTCTACTTCTTCAATAGGTTGTGTTGAATACATATCAAGCTCATACCATACAGCATTTAACTCTTCTTGAGTATACCAATTATCAATGACTAAATAGGGAGCTTCTTTCTTTTGATTACAAATTTTAACATCCCAATCCTGTTTTATTTCTTTTTTTAATGACACGTTTTTATTCTCCGATTATTTATATAAAATTAAAGTTAAAGTTAACTCTACGATATTCGTCAGTACAATTTGTACTAGCATGAGGTTTACTAGAATCAAAAATTAACATTCTATTAGCTATAGATTCTATTCTAGTATTATCTTCTAACATAGTAAAACCATTACAAGTATTTAAATAAAACACAGCACCTGTATGTGGCTCTACATAATCAACGTGCTTTCTATAAGTAATTAAATTCTCTGTTCTAGGAAACAAATTAGCTTTTGCTCGTATTAAGTTTTTTACTTTTAATTTTGACAATATTAACTTTTGAGTGTCTTGTAAGAAAGAGCTACACACTTTATTAAATTCATAAAAATTATGTACAAAATAAAAACCATCACTGTTAGTATCATTTTCTTGCCCAACATATCCAGCAAAATACCAAGGAAAATAGGACTCACCTTTATTGTTTAGAACTATATCTTGTACTATTTTAAATTCTTCGGGTGATAAAAAGTTATCAACTATTTCAGGTTCTTTTACTATAACAGTCATCCTAACGTGCCATCATCTCTACCACCCATGGTGAATAGTCTTTTATGTGGGTATATTCTATTGTTAATCTTTACCATAACTTTATCATCCCTAAAAAATCCAGCTTGTATTGACCATACATATTCATCACATTTAATTCTATGAAATGTACTTTTCTTAACATAGTTAAACCACTTTCTTTTCTTTACAATAATTTTGCCATTGTCGTTTATTTCTTCTGTGTAATTACCTTTGAATATAAATGACACAAAATTAGTTTCATGACTGTGGTAGATAACTCTTGCATCTGATTTAGTGTTTGCAAATTGTTTATCGTGGTCTATAGGATGTATTCTTGATATCAATACTGTTAATGGCTTGGTCCAAAAACCCCACCTGGATATTGCTCTGACACCATTGTTTGCTACAACGTGACTTGGGCCAAAACCAATATTACAAATCTTTAAGAAGGACTGTATCATATCCACCACTTCCGTCAGACTTTGGTACTTTTACATATTCCTTTATGTTTTCTTTGCTTTGTGATTGTGCGATACGATTACCGTGATTATCTAATTTGGCAACTACAATTTCGGTATCAGCTAAGTTAGTAAGTTCGTCTGCGTAATCAGCTGTATATTCCTCATACAAATTAGTGCCCTCTCCATAAACCATGTATCGCTCTAAATGTGCAACTAAAGTAACCTCAACTAACTCTTTTGCGTTATTAAATTGAAACTTAAACATATCATCAGCGTGTGCTAATTTTTTGTTTTTTGAAATAGGCATCACTACATCTGATTTGAGTGATTCAGCCCAAGCCCAAACATTATCATTAGTTCCAGTTACATATATAGCTTGTGTGGCTTGCATTTCAAAAGAAGCGTTACACATATCAGTTATATATGCTACTGTTAGATTGCTAGGAACTGTCACCACTGGCATGACGGCTCCTTCTTTATAAACTACTTCCATTGTTTTTGTTGTGGTATCTAAGTCATAAAAATATTTTATAAAATCATGATTTAACAAAATGCTGTTTTGTATTTTACTACTGTCTTTGTAATTAGGAGGGCAGCTGCAACCATGTAGACTATACTTATTTGCCCCCATTTTCACACCCCACACATTTGGTTCATGCGGCCATGTTTCACCAGGAAATTTTTTTGCTATTTCAGCTTTAATTTTTTTAACTTCATCATCATCACTACCTGCCCAATAAGTGCGATGTACTACTTTTTTGTTTTGAATCCATGCTCTGTATAAAACTGGGTTACTCATTATGATACTGCTCCTTGAACGTTTCCACTTCCATCTTCATATGTTACCGAATTACCGTTTAAATTAATAGCTTTTCCTGCTGCTCCACCTGCACCTGCAGAAGCTTGATTGCCTCCTTGTTGTCCCTGGGTCCCTGTACCACCACTTGCTCCAGCTTGACCAAAGCCACCTCCAGCACCACCAGCTCCTCCTTCACCTTGTGAAGATTGTGAAGATTCACCTCCAGCACCACCAGCACCACCACCTGATATTGAACCTGTTTGTCCAGCTACACCAACATTACCTCCACTCGATGCACCACCAGCACCACCAGAACCACCATTTTGACCAGCTCCACCGCCGCCGCCACCGCCGCCAAGAGCGACTTGTCTTGATTGGCTTTTATCGACTGGTTCTGTAGCAGTAAGTCCAGCACCGCCACCGCCACCGCCACCAGCACCTCTGATGAATCCGCCGTTGTTTTGTATGGTTGTGTCAATACCTAAATTAATAGCATTGCCGCCAGCACCACCTGCAGCACCAGCACCAGGAGTATCACCATTACCACCAGCACCACCAGTTCCACCATGTCCAACAATTTGACTGTTGTTAATAATTTTTACGGTGTCTCCAGATGTCCATTGGTTGCCAGTATCAATGGCAGCATTAGCTGAACTTGATGCACCCACAATGGCTTGTACGGTTAGTGTTACATCAGAAATACCAGCAGAGTATGTACCGCCTCTGTTGGAATAAATATTGTAGTTTTGTGTTGTGCTTGATATTTGTAAAGCGATAGCTACACGAGCTGTACTACCATAAAATTGTGACATTGAAATAGTGCCACTAGTTGGTATAGAACCTGATTCACCTGTTGCACCTGACGGAACGTTTTGACCACCAGCATAGTATTCTGATAAAGAGTCAGAACCACCTGCAGCATCACCAAACTCTGCTACAATTTCTGATATTGCTAATGATGAACCACTATCCTTTATCGCCATTTTCTAGCTTCTCCACTTTCTTTTCTAGTTCTTTGATAGCCTCTATAAGTACACCCACTAAGTTACCATATGCCACAGACATATATTCACTCTCATCGTGCACTACCTCTGGCATAACTTTTTGCATCTCTTGAGCTACCACACCTGTGCCTTGTCTACCATCTCTAACAAAAGTAACACCTCTCATTTCTTTGACTTTATCTAAAGCGTTTGTAATTGTCTCAATATCACTCTTTAATCGTTCATCAGAAAAAGCTGTGACATCATTGTTAAAGGTAGCAGCTCCAGCTGCACTCATGTCTAGCGTCAAAGCTGTAATCTCTGAACCACCATCATTACCTTTAAAAATAATATCTTTATCTGAAGTTACAGACTTGATAACAAAATCAGTAGATGAATTAGTTAACTCTGCGATAGCAGTACCACCATCATTAATTTTTACATCTCCTCCGTCAGCGTCTAATATAATGTTTCCAGCAACATCAAGAGTTAAATCACCTGAACTTAGGTCAATCTCTGTGCCATCAATAGTTATATTATCTACTATAACTCCTGCGTTTGCCGTAACCGTACTGTTGAAACTAGCAGCTCCAGCAGCTGACATATCTAACGTAAGGGCAGTTATACCACTTCCACCATCGTTACCTTGAAAGATGACATCCTTGTCGCTAACCAAAGATTTTATGGTTAGGTTATCGCTATCCATGCTTACATGACCGACATTCGTACTACCATCTTTGAAAATAACTTCATCACCTGCAGCATCTAAAAGAATATCTCCAGCTACATCTAATGTTAAATCACCTGAGCTTAAATCTATCTCTGTGCCATCAATAGTTATATTATCTACTGTTACACCACCATCTGATTGTAAAGAACTTACAGCAGTAACTGCATCTACAACATTAGTGCCATCAGCATATACCCACATAGTTTTACCTGACGGAACTCCAATACCTGAACCCGAAGAAGTTTTGACAGTAATCGTGTCAGCAGTGCCGTTGTTTACTAAGTATGGCTTTTCTATGGTTGGCACTACTAAGTTTTGTGCTCCACCTGATGTGCCTGTTAAATTAAGTCTTAAATGACGAGCTGATTGTGAAGCATTTGAGTTAGTTAAAGTAAGAGTGACTGTACCACTTGAAAAAGCTACATCAACTGATTCTGCAATAGCTTCTTCTAAAGCTGTGCCTAAATTAGTATTAGTTGTAGTACCCCAGCTTCCTGATTGCTCTCCAGTACCAATTAATTCTATTTTTAAATCTGAATATGAACTAGCCATTCTTTTCTCCTATCAGCGTATTGTACCATCATTTAACTTTTTTGCTTCAATTATCATGCTGCTATATCCTTCCAATTAGGTGTTTGTGAGGTGCTTATATTGGAATAATTAGCAGTTTGTGAGGTATCTATATTACCCCATACCAAGCCAAATGTACTAGTTTCACCAGTAGCACTTACGCCTGTAAGACTAATCACTGCTTTAGCAATCACTGATTCACTACCCAATGCAGTTGTTCCAGCCAAACCTGTAACAGCCATAATAGCATCTGCTGTGGTAGACTCACTACCAAGAGCACTTGTGCTAGACACTCCTGTAGGCACAATGTGAATTACATTACCAAAACTAGAATAAGTATCTTCTGCAAATGCAAATAAACCAAATGCCATATTAGTTTCCTAATGGGTTGTCATTAATAATATCGTATACTTTAGCTAACTCACGTTCCATCCAAGCAGAGAGTTTATCTTCCATATCTCCCATTTCTACATCAAGTTTTTCAATACTTTCAGTTGTTTCTCTAATTGACTCATTGTTAAACTGTATTCGTTCTTCTGCTTGAGTTAGCCTATCATTAAGTTGTCCTGTATCGCTGGCTGATATCTTACCTTCCATAGCCACTAAACGTGTGCTTAGGTCTGACATCCACCATACGAACCCACCTGCGGCTGGCACTACCGATAAGACTATCGTAAGCATCACTGCTGGCGAGAGCACCAATGTCTTGCTCATATATCATCTCCTGTGTCAATGACACTGTTTCTTGTATTGTAATTGTTTGTGGTATTACTTGCAAATAAACCATAGTTGTGATATCCACTTGTCCTAAAGAACTTGCGTTTGCACTAGGCTTATTAGTTTTCTTAACAGATTTTTTGTTTACTTTTGCAACAGACTTGTTATCTGCTGTTTTCTTAGCCACTTCTTTTTTTACTTTCTTTTTAGATTTCTTTTCTTTTTTACTATCTTTGCTATCACTTTTATCATTTTTGGCTGTTGTAGTGGACTCACTATCAGTGTTTTCTGATGTATCAGACTCGGGTTCTGCCTCTGCAACTTCCTCTGTTTCTGGCTCTGGCTCATCATTTGTAGCACTCTCTTGTATGTCCTCATCATGAGTATCTTCAGTATTTAACTCTTCTGGAGTCTCTATGTCAACGTCAACCTCAGCTATTTCCTCAACAGGCTCATTGACCTGAATCTCTTGTATCTCCTCAACTACCTCAATCTCAGGGACTTCTACAGGTATTTCAGGAATATCAATATCTACAGAAATCTCTGGTACCTCAATATTTACAGATATCTCAGGCACTTCAGGAGTTATTTCACTAACCTCTGGTAAATCTGGTAAGTCAGGTAATGTAGGCACTTCAATAGCTACAGGCTGTAATATTACATCATTAACAATCTCTGTGTCTAAACTTAGACCTTCAATAAGAGTTTCCTCAATAACCACAATAGGTTCAATCACCACAGGTTCAACTACAACAGGCTCTACGACTGGCACGGGTGTTTCTGATATTGTCAAATTAAGATTAATATTATCTACGATTGGTGCATACCAACCACTCCAATCGCCTGTGTCTATACCTGTAATACTAAAGTCTATACTAGTGTCATCTGTGGTCCATGAGTCAAGAGTCTGAGTGGAAAGACTATAATCTTGCGTGCCATCGTTATAATCCAGAGTTTGCTCTAGCACTAAGGTCTCTGTATTAGTACCATCATAGAGTTCTATGACTGCTTGTACTTTGTCATAGTCTGTTCCTTGTGTACACCAAGTGCTACTATTGGCTTCATTGTTACAACCCAGTGCTGTGAACGATACATTAATATTGTCAATGTCGTAGCCCTCTTGTAAGTCAGTGATTGTCTGTGAAATAGTTTTACCTAAGTCAGACGACCAACGCACAGATTTACATAGACCACTAGCATCAGTGCCACCTGCATAGCAATTTGCGTCATATTTGGTTTTAGTTGAATCTTCTACTGTCCAATCATTAAGTTGATTGGAAAAGTTACCATTACTCAGTAGGTTGTCCGTAGTCGTGTCTGCGTGGGCGGTTAATATGGACATGAATACGACCACGAGAGCCCACAATGTTATTGTTCTCATCTATAATTCCTAGTTCTAAATATTTAGCTTTAGCATCTTTTCCTACCAGACCATCTATAGGGCAAGGGCTTCCTGCAGCAAGCATGGCTGTAAAAACTCTATCATCTTGACATAAGATACTTGTAGCTGACACTTTGAGGCCTAGTTGAGCCATAGCCCTACTGAGCTTGATACGTTCACACGTTGCATCAACCACATGAGTTGCGAAAGAACCTGAGAATATACCTGTACCTACTGCTCCTGTTCTTACCACTATACAAACATCACTACCACTACCTATAGATAATGATGGAGAAATCGCTGAAGGTGGTGGTTGGTCTTTGTAACGTATAGTTGTATCTGCTCCATAGACAAGCTGAGCAGCAAACAAACTCAAAAAAATTATAGTTAACCATTGTATCCAATAACTCATTTTCCTTTCTTCAACTCTTCTATTTCTGCTTTTAACTCTTTAATAGATTCAATCAAAAGACCAACCATATTACCATAAGCAACTGATTTAATTTTATCTTCTGATTTATCTTCCCTGACTACCTCTGGAGCTACCTTCTCTACTTCTTGAGCGATAACACCCATTTGCCTTTCGCCATCAGCATCAATTCTATCAAAAGTAACACCACGCATTTGACATACTTTATTTAATGCATCAGGTATGGTTTCTATGTTTTCTTTAAGTCTTATATCTGAAAACGCAGTCACATCGTTATTGAATGTTGCTGCTCCAGCAGCTGACATATCTAAGGTTAGTGCTGTGATTCCGCTACCACCATCGTTACCTTGAAATATCATGTCTTTATCACTTACTAGCGATTTTATTGTAAGGTTATTACTATCTAAACTTACATGACCTGTGTTAGTGCTACCATCCTTAAAGATAACTTCTCCTCCACCAGCATCTAGAACAATGTCTCCAGCTACATCTAAAGTTAAGTCACCACTTGATAAATCAATTTCTGTGCCATCTATTGTAATGTTGTCTACAACCACACCAGCGTTAGCAGTTACAACTCCAGAAACTCCTAGAGTTGATGCCATATCAACCGCACCATCAATGTCAACCACATCTAAATTTGTAGTGCCATCAACATCTATATCACCAGAAATATCTAATTCTGTTGCAATAATCTTATCGTTAAATGTTGCTGCACCAGCAGCAGAGCCATCTAATGTTAAAAATGTGGTATCTGAGCCGCCATCTGTACCTTTAAATATTATATCTGAGTCATTTGCCGTAGCATCAATCGTAATATTTCCAGATGAGGTAGATATTAATACAGCTGCATCACCTTCAGTTAAATCATCACAAGCAAGTGAACTAGCTGAAGCTGCCGCAAAAGATAGTGTTCCGCTACCGTTTGTTTTTAAAAAGTGTCCATCACTGCCATCAGCTGTTGGCATATTAAAGGTGACGTTATTAGATTTTAAAATTAATTTAGAGCCATCTGAAGATATACTTTCGTTTGCATCATGAAATTGTAATGTCGGTGTACCTCCACTATCTTCTAACAAAAGACCTGTATCATGGACATGAGTTAAAGTTATTTCTGAGTTTGCACCAAAAGAAAGAACTGAGGCATCTGATAATAGTTTAACATCATCACCAAAAACCGCATCAAGAACCACTGACAAACCACCATCAGTCTGTAACGAGCCGTCTGTCGTAGAAGTTGCATTGGTTGTATCATCAGTTTTGATAATGCCACTCATAGTTACAGTTGCACCTTCTAAGTTAGCAACGAGTGTGCCAGTTGTAATTGATAAGTTACCTGTCGAAGCACCTGTAAATGTACCCGTGCCAACTATAAACTTATCAGCACTTTCATCAAAACCCATAAACGCATTATTTGCACTACCTCTTTCTATGACCATACCAGCATCATTTGATGGAGTACCAGATGTGCCGTTTGCTAACTCAATCAATGAATCAGTCAAAACTTTGTTTGTTGTGTTAATAGTTGTAGTATCACCATTAACAGTAAAATCGCCTGTTACAGTAACATCTTGAGAAAATGTTGTATTACCATTCGATGCTATTGTAATTGCATCAGAGTCAGATTCAGAACCTATATTAGCACCGTCTCCAATAGTTATACCGTTAGTGTGATGACTTCGTTGTGAAAAAGTTGCGACACCACCAGATGATATGGCTATTGCATCTGTGTCACTTGTATGTCCAATATTGGTTCCGTTAATAATTATATTATCAACCGTTAATGTAGTTAATGTACCGAGTGATGTGATATTCGTTTGTGCCGCAGTTGTCAATGTTACATCTGCGATGTATGTTTTGACTCTAGACATTTGTGATTTTTTCTCGGTGCCATTTGCTCCGTCATCAACAATAATTAAATCAGCATCTGCTAATGCAGCACCAATATCAGACGCACCATCTATATCAAGTGCACCAATATCTACTTTGTTTGCTGTTGAAATAGTCGCTAATTTAGTATCTGCTATGGCTGCATCTGAAGCCACACTTGCATTAACCACAGCGTTAGAAGCTAGTTGGTCAGCTCCTACAGCATCGTCAGCTATCATAGCTTGTTCTACTGCATCGTTTTGTATAGTTACAGCACCATTAGAGGCTATACCAATATCTCCACTTACAGCTACTTCCTCGTAACTTGTACCATCTGCTACTAATATTTTAGCTGATGTAACATCTGGCATTATAAATTTAGCAGGTAGTGTTAAATTATTACTACCATCTAATACTGTTGTTTTACTAGCAGGTAATGTGCAAAAGACAATTTTACTTCCTGCTGAAAAATCAACTGCACTATCGCTATTTGAACTGGATATGACTGTGGTACGAGTTAATTGTGAGCTGTCACTTGATAGTGTTCCTAACCCAACCTCAAATTCTGAACCTAGGGCAATACAATAGTAAGTTGTATTACTATTACCAATACCTGCAGCAAATGTTTCAAAACCTGCTACAGCACCACCTAGAGTAACAGTCCCTGTTCCCGTTGTCGTGGTTGTTTCTTTTACACGGTCATTAATTACTAGAGCCATGTATTTCTCCTATGCTATTCGTATGATGGCGTTAGAAGAATCTGCTGTAGGAAATACCACTGTAAAATCTCCCGCTGTAGATGTTTTATCACCACCAAAATCTAACACCGCAACTGCTTTATCACTCTGTGTATCATTATATATTAATGCACCACGAGCTGTAATAGTTGCTGTTGAAAATGTCAAATCATTAAAATCTAAAAACGCTGTAGTCCCAGAAGATGTAGGAGCAACCGCAGTAAGTGCTGCACCTGCTGCTGTATATCCTGTCCCTGAAACTTCGTTAGAAGTTGTATATGCTGTAGTGCTAGCATCTAAAGAAGCTGATGAAGTATATAATGCTAATTTAAAAGTATCAGCAGTTGTGCCACCACGAGCCACTGTTGTACCAAACGCATGAATACCATTCAACAACTCAACTTTAAATGAAGTACACATCGCTTGTGAAATTGCCATCTTATATCTCCAAAAGTTTAGTTAACTCTGAATGCCCTGCTTCACGCAGTTTATTCGCTATAGTTGTATGATTAGACTTAATAGCCTGATTCATATAATGTATTAAAACTTGTCTAATACTATCTTTGTAAGCTAGTGCTTGTTCTTTCAATAAAGGGTTAGCATCTTTGCCCACATAAATTATTTTAGCGAGACACAACTCTGCTATTTGCTCTGGTGTCATACCTTGAAATGATGTGGTTATAACATCATAATCAACGCCTTGTTTTATCTCCGCTCTATTATCCATTCTTCACTGATATCCTTTCTAAACCACTTCTATAAGAATCCCTTCTATTCTTGCCCTCACCTAGATTCTGTAGTAACTGTATGACTTCATTATACCTTGCTGTGTACTGTGTGACTACATCTGG